CTTGGGATAACTTCAGTAGGGACCCAGAAATCATTAGTTCAAAATACCCATCTATAGAAAGCGTTACGATTTAACTATACCCAGACAAGGAGATTTGTATCGTCGTGGTATTAGAATGTCAAAGATAACTAACAACCCAGTTTACTATCAGGTTGTAAATGATGTAGGATTTGTTGCAGATGATGTTCGTCGAGTCGTGCATACTATACGTAGGATTCATAACCGTGGGTTTTTGGACGACCGAGCTTACAAAGATTGGAAGATGATGGATAGTGAGCGGAGTGCAGAGGCAATTGAGCGAATTTATAGATTGTTGTGTTCGACTTACAACTCGAAGGTTCAGAATAGTAAGGAAAACTTGGTACGTGACCCGCGTAATGACGAGTTGGCAGAAGTTAAAGATATTATGGGACCAAGTTGTGTCCCAGTTCGAGTTGAACCTACATTTGTTAGCACAATTCCTTGTTCTAATGACCTTGGTAGAGTCCAAATTTACGTGAACCAGTTTGTAGATTATTGGATGCTTGATAAAGAGTGTTTTACTAAGGAAGAAGTGCTGGGCAGATGTGATATTGAGAATTGGATTCGATGGTACGATTCAAGGCAGGATGTTGAGCCAATATGTTGTGATTCCAGGGTATGTAATAGGATTCGCATGTTGTTTAGAGAAGAAAATAGTGCATTTGATCACGTGTTGGCCGGGTTTGTCAGCGGTGGAACATCACAAGGGATTATAACATCCTTGAAGAAGAGTGTTCGCAGTGTTATAAAACCCGCTTGCAATTCGGTCTTTGTGGCATGTGGTCTTGCTCACCTTGCATCGAAGTTTCCGCGTCCGATGAAGGTTCCCAAGTTTAATTCTACCGTTGTTGACTCATTATATTATAATCCGAAGACTAGTGCTGGCTATATGCCCGTTGAAACATTGCGTGTTGATATTGAGGACCTTATTGTTGATTATATAAACACGTCCAAGCAAGATGGTGCATATGAATATAGTAAGATTAGGCTTTTGGAAATCGTTGATGTTGTTTCAGCAGGCGTTAGGAACAAAGTCTATGATCCGAATTGGTTTCCGTTGCTGATTAGTAAGATCAGTGCTAAAGTTGAGCTTAAGAAAAAAGGGGATGATCCTTTTAAGACGCGATTAATCTTCATTGCTTGCATGATACACCTATTGTGTGATAAGGTTTTATATTCTGAGTATATGCAGAAAACATATATGAGGGCTGGTAATATGATATCGCACAAGTGGAAACATGGTGGTGCACAGTACTTGGCTAATATGTTTGGAGTTGGGCGCAGCGATGTTTTTTATTTTACATTTGATGTAATTAATTTCGACCAGAGTGCATTTGCTAGTCTTATATCACTGATATTGCTTTTGCCTTATTGGCTTATGCCTGAGGAGGATACTGATGAGTATAGAGTTGCGCAAGCCTTTTTTCTGAATAGAGCACATACTATGGCTGTCAAGGTTGTTAAGTGGACACATAATGAGTTCCGTTTGATAATAGGGCAGGTTTTTAGTGGTCTCTTTGTCACAAGTTGGATTGATACTATATATATGTTGCTTGCTGACCTTGTTGTTAAGCAGATATTATATTATAAGCTTAAGGAGTCTCGAGGGTTGCCATATGCGCAAGAGTTTCAAAAGAGCTTTATGCCTGTGGCAAGGTATGGTGACGATAGTTTGAATGCGTTTCAGATGAAATACTTGAATGACGTATGTGCCTCCAGAACAGATCAATGTCCATTAGGTGATTATCAAAGGATTATGGAAGTTGAGATGGGACTTAAGATGAAGGCGGTGCAAACTTTTTTATACCTGCCACAAGATGACGTAAGCCCTTTTTTGACTAGATTGCAAAAACAATATAATGAATATGGTAAAGTCATCGGGCATCGTGTCTTGAGGTATGGGCCTGAGTTTTTGCATCGACGTTTTGTTAAAATAAACGTTGAGGGCAAGTCCTGTATAATGCCCTGGAGGTGTGAAACTGATTATTTCGCTCGAGTGGCAGTCAATGCTAATGCAACAGAGTTAGAGCCTTCGAAGTGGAATAGTAAGTATTTGGGTCTGGTTATTGACTCTATGGCAACAAATATGGTGGCGTTTGAGGCAATGAAATCTATGTATATGAGTAGTGCACAGCTGATGAAAGGGAGCAATGTTACTAGATCAAGTGTGCTAGATAGTCTCTCCATTAAAGATGCAAAATTAAGCAAGATAATAGCGCAGGTTGGTTTGACTGATGTACAAATTGTTGCTAGCTTGAATCCCAGGTACTTGTTTAATCTTTTTGTGTGGGATGAGAAGTGGCGTATTGCTTGGGCAATAATAAATGGCCTAGTTTTGTACGATTGCGTTGGGCACCCTTATAGTCCAGAGTGGGAAGATTGTCAATACACTCCCACCACTTATATGACAAAAATAGATGAGGATTTGGAAGCATAAGTGGGCGAGGATTTGTTCCCCCCTTTTGCGTAGTTCCTTATAATATAAAAAAAAAAAAAAAAAAACACCCGGGAAG